CGGGCTTACGACAGAAGAACTTAAGAAGTTGATTAAGGATGGATAATGAACTAATCAGGCTGGGTGCCAGGACAGAACTTGCAAGACGCGAGTTCTTTTTTTATTGCCAACTGAAAGCACCTGATTTTTATAAGGACGATAGGGAATACCTGGCGCAGTTATGCAACTCTTTGCAGGAATTTGTTGAGTCGGACGAGGAAGTATGCGTTATTAATGTGCCTCCGCGGCATGGCAAGAGCCGTACGGCTGGCAATCTCGTAGAGTGGTTTCTTGGAAATGACCCAACAAAAAAGATTATGACTGGATCATATAACGAAACACTCTCGACCATGTTCTCGAAGAACGTAAGGAACAGCATACAGGCTGTGAAAGCAGATATATATAAGCCGGTGTTCTCTGATGTATTTCCAGGAGTCCGCATTAAGTATGGTGATGCGGCAATGAACCTGTGGAGCCTTGAGGGAGGATATAACAATTACCTTGCGACTTCACCCACTGGAACGGCTACGGGATTCGGGTGTGATCTGATGATTATAGACGATCTAATCAAGGCTGCAAAAGAGGCTTATAATGCCAGGGTGCTGGAAGAACACTGGACATGGTTCACCGATACGATGCTATCAAGGCTTGAAGAGGGCGGGAAGATCATCATAATAATGACGCGCTGGCACAGCGAGGATTTGGCTGGAAGAGTTCTTGAATGGTGCAAGGAGAATGGCAAGAGATATCGCCATATTGCCATGAAGGCACTTATAGACAAGGAGAGCCATACGATGCTGTGCCCCGAAATCCTCTCTTATGCTTCTTATATGGACAAGATTAGCGCAATGGGAGAGGACATAGCAAGCGCGAACTATAACCAGGAGCCTATTGATCTTAAGGGGCAGTTGTACACGTCCTTCAAGACTTATGATGACGTACCCCGTGACACTACCGGCAAGCCGCTATTCTCTTCCGTCAGGAATTATACGGATACGGCAGACGAGGGCAGCGATTATCTGTGCAGCATCACGTATGGCGTATATAACAAGGAGGCATATATTCTTGATGTCATATATACTCAGAAGCCAATGGAGGATACGGAGCCAATGGTTGCGAAGGCGTTATTCGAGTATGGAGTGAACAGGGCGAAGATTGAATCGAACAACGGAGGCCGCGGATTTGCACGGTCCGTAAACAGCATACTCAAGCAGGAGTATAAGAGCAACAAGACCAAGGTAAGGTGGTTCCATCAGTCCGAGAACAAGATCGCAAGAATATTGTCCAACAGTACCTGGGTTATGAACCACATATATTACCCGAAGAACTGGAAAGACAGATGGCCGGATTACTACAAGGCAATGTACAAGTATCAGCGGGAAGGGAACAACGCGCATGACGATGCACCAGACGCGACTACGGGAGTAGCGGAGAACACTGTACACTCTGGAGGCGTGTCTATGGGATAATGGAGGAAATATGGAATTAGAGATTGCTAAGAAAATGCTAAGAGCGTATATGCCGGGACATGAAAAGTTCGTTGTTGAAG